ACGCCCCGATTGATGCCGAGGTCAGTCGGCACACCGCCCGACCGCACGCTCATATACAGCGCCGGCAGGAAGCCGAACGGGTTGGTGCCGGTGTCGCCCAGATCAACCGGCGTCAGGTTGCGATTGATGAACCTGCGGCGGTTCGCCTCAACCGACAGATCGACAAAGTCCGGTGTGTGACTGATCCACGCATCCGCCATAGCTGGGTAACGGCTGGAGCCAATGACACCAGCCACATCCCAGAACCAGATATTGGCTGTGTTCGCTATGTTGAAGTCGAGCGGCTGTGCGCCCGTCCACGTCTCACCCGTGATCGGCACAGGCAAATCGTTGATATAGAGCTGCACGACCTGGGCGTGCGTATCGACCGAAAGCAGAACGTGCGAGAGGCATCCGGCCAGCGGCAGCGCGAATGTGCCCTGATAGAAATGCGCGGCAGACCCCAGCGCTGCGTTGGTGAACTGGATTCCGTTAACGCCAGGACCGAACCCGAAGAACCCGGCCGACATGAACGCCGGCCAGATGGCGCACGAGCCGGTCGATGGCGGAGTTGCGACCGGGCCGCACATCCAAAAGCTCATCACCATGGTGTGGAAGTCGGTGCCCGAAGGGAACCCCCAGACGGTATTTGCCCTCCCTATGCCGAAGATGTTGACGTTGATCTGCGTCAGTTGGATGTCGTACGGCATCAGGGCCACACGCCCCCGATGACGATGAGGCCTGGAGAGGCGTACACGGCGTCATTGAACTGCGCCGCCACCGTGGCCGGCGCGGTGCGCCAGGTGCCGTCTGCGGCCAGCCACCGCCCGTCCTGAGTGCGCTGTGCCTGTGCCGTGACGATCTGCCCGCGCAGGATCAACCAGACCGTGTAGGTGCCGCTGGAGAGCGTGCCCATCGGCACCACAGGCGCCGAGCCGCCACCACCAGCGAGCGACAGCGAATACTGCGTCCCGTCAGCCGACACCTTCACCCGGTAGCCGGTATTGATCGTCACCGCCCGCCCGATCGCCCACAGCGAGGTGTCGGCCACGACCGAGTCATAGGCCGGCGGCACCACACTGAACCGCACCGAGTAGTTGGGCGTGGTGGGTGCTGCGAAGCTGCGATACATCGCCTCACCGCCAGTGCCGACCAACCGACTATCCACGATCTCGGCGTTGTCCTCGCCATCCACCGCAGCCCAGCCGCCACCCACGTCCGAGATGTAGGTAGAGAGGTTCGTGCCATCCGTCGCACTGAAGCGGGCATCGAGCAGCGTAGCCGCGCCCATGTTCACATGCGTACTGGTGCCGGTTTCCATGTCGGCGATGAATTGCCGGTAAAACACCCGCTTGCCATCGGCGACCAAGTGAGGATACGAGCGCAGGCGCTTGATCGGCCCACCGTTGTCCGTATAGACGCTGCGATCGAGCGCATAGATGTTGCCGTTCTGCCAGTCACCCACGACCGGCACGCTGTTGACCGGCCAGAAGCAATTCGACCTGTGGCGATGCTCGTTGCCGTTCACATCGATCCAGACCCACTCGTGCCACAAGCCCGTCGTTATGTCATGGACCCACGTCTTGTCCGCGTGGGGGAAGGTGATGACGTAGAACGTGTGGCCGCCGAGCTGGTAGCAGAACCCGATCGCATCATCGATGCGCGCATACCCACCGATCTCCGCCTCGATCGCGTAGGTCGAAATGCGCTTTGTCTGATACCCCGCGCCGTGGATCACAAACCCCTGGCCCTGCCTGTCGCGCGTCAGCCAGAATATCCCGTTGTCATAGTTCGCAACTGAGTATTTCGCAGCGATGCCATGATCGATGAAGACGGACTGGACCTGCGCGAATTGCGAGGAGCCGGCACCGATATCTGTCGGCCCCGCGTCATACCACACCTCGCTGGTTCGCTCGCCGAGCAGCCATATCTCCCGTTTCGCCACGATCAGCGTTACCAACAGGTCCGAATAGCTCTGCTTGTTCGCGAAATCCAGCGGATCAAACGTCACCGCCAACGGCCCGCTCCAGTAGAACTGCGGCGTGTTGGGCTTGTTGAAGACGAGGAAGGTGTCCACGTAATCGACGCGGGTTGCGCCGATGAACATGCCCTCGGGGTCCACGATCTGCGCGAACGCGTTACTGGCCAGCGTGACCTTCCAGCCCGACGCGGTGCCGTCCACGATCACCAGGTCCAGCCCGTTGTCCGCCATGCTCACGGGCGTGCGTAGCCCTGGCGTGATCGTCCCCAGCAGCGTGCCGGTCCAGTCGGACACGTTGATCGAATACACGCCATCGCCCGACACCAGGTAGACGCCGCCCGTGGTGCATTGGCGGATGCCCCGTATCGGCCCGGTGCCGATCGTGGCGAGCAGCCTGGTGCCTGGCGTGGGGTAGTGCGCCGCCGGCATCGGCTCGCCCTGCGCCTCGGGCACCGGCTCACTGAACAGGTTGACCGAGCGTTGCGCCGAGGCGACGACGCTGTGCGCCATGTAAGCGCCGCCAGTGAGGGGTATCTTGGCCACTACGCCAGCACCATCACGCGGGTATCCAGGCTCGGCACCACGGGCGTGCCCTCAGCGACCGACATCCAGTGCTCCAAAATGACCTGGGTGATCTGTGCCTGCGGGTTGGTCGTCAGCCAGTGCTCCGCCAGTGCCTGCGATGCGATGGCGTTGGTGGGAACGGATGCGCCCGGCGCAGGAAGGCCAGACGTAAAACCAGCGGGGACTACACCCGAAAACCCAGTTGCGCCGAAATTGGCGGTGATCTGATCACCGGCCTGTCCGGTCATGTAAGCGAATAGCGCACCAGAAACGGCGCTGAAGCTGACACCGCCAACGCCGGTCGCAGGATCGGCGGTGCCGCTGCCGTTCCAACTGCCCGCTGGCGCTTTTCGCATCCAGATCAACTGGCTGGAGAAGTCCACTGCTATGCCAAGCACGGCGCTTGCGGAGATAATGCCCAGCGTGCTGCCGGAAGCCGAGGCGTTGACAATGATGTTCCCGGTCGTTCGCTGGATGTAGACCATGCCAGTGCCAACGGCAGCCAGGTTCGCAGTGGACAGCGCAATACCACAGGCAATGCTATTGCTGTTCAGGACCGAGTAAGCGTACTCCCAGTAATATTTCCCTGAAGTCTGCGAGACTATCCCGCGCGCGCCACCAAACCCCGCGCCGGCAGTTGCAATTAAATTGCCACCGCTCAACGTCGCGCCAGAAATGTCAGCGGGGTTCCATGTAGCTGCTGGCGCTGCGGTGAAGCCGCTCGTGTAGCCGCTTGGCACTGCACCGACGAACGCGGTGTCACCGAAATTGGCGGTGATCTGGTCGTTGAGAGTGCCGCAACAGACAATCGGATAGAGCGGAATACCGACACCGACGCTATGAACGAAAACTCCACCGACACCTGTTACCGGATTGCGTGCTGCTGAATTGTTCCAGTTGCCGCCGGCCCCAAGGCGATACCAGATCAGCCGATTGATGAGATCAACGGCAACGCAAACTACAGTCCCGCTTGTTATCGCACCGAAGTTTATGACGACACTGCCACCATCCACAGAGAGCGTAGCAGAGCCAGCAGCGTAAACATTGCCGCTCTGGCTTAGTCCGGTCGAGCCAGGAATGCTGGTGCCGGACGCAGGGGTGGTGTTGATGTCCCACGTCTGCGATGCAATGCCGCCGCATGATGCTGCGCTCGTGACGGTGTTATACGTGTATTCCCAGTAGAGCTTGCCGCCGACCTGCCGATCAACTGCACGCACACATGCCTGTGCTATGCCGAAGTTGTTCGTCGCAATCAGGTTGCTGCCCGACAGCGTTATGCGTGTAGACTTATCCGATGGATTGAAGGTGGTATTTGCCATGCTACGCGATCACCACCGGACCAACCTGTGCAACATTCACTGCCGCAGCAGTCCATGCACCTCCGGCTGGGTCCGATGTGTAATGCTTCCACGCCCACTGCCAATTGCTCGGTGTCAGCACCACAGTCGGTGACGCATCCGTTGTCGCACCACTACGCAACTGCACCGCCATCGTGCGTGTGCCTGCGTCAGACTTGATCGCGTAGGCGCGCGTGGTGACGGCGTATGTGGTGAGCGGCGTCGATGCGATGGCTGCGATACCGTAGAGGTCGGCATGTCCTGGCACGCTGTCATACACATAGCTGGTGGTCGCGTCCTGCTGGGCTTCGTTGACGAGGCAGTTGTTGGTGCCGACAGTGATCGTCAGAGTGCAGACAATCGCATTCGTCGCAGCTCCAAGGGTGGGAGACGCAACAGGGAAGCTCGCATAGCTTGTCGTGCTTTGCGTCCCCGTCGATGCACTAGCGAGGTTCCAAATACCGGATGTCGTGTCGCTATCGAAGCCGATGTAATACGCTGTCCCCTTCGTTATGGAGACTGGGGTGCCAAAGGTGAGCGTATTAGCTCCCGCAGTCGGGTTCGTGATGGTGGTTGCCGAACCAAGCACCGTTGTTGGCGCGCTACCGGACGACGCAAAGATGGTGCATTTCATGTTGCCGGTGTAACCGGCATTCAGTGAGACCGTAGCTGTGCCGATAGTGCCATCGTATAGAGCCGTGAACGGTGTATATCGAGCGATCCCGAGTGTGATGTTTCCGGTCGTGCTTTGTGCGAACGGCGTCTGGATGAGTGGTGATGTCCGCGAGAACTGCACGCTCGCATCGGACGCGGGTGCGCGTGTGTAGCAGCGGATGTCGCCCATCCAGGGCACGCTGCTTGCGTCGCTGCGCCAGTAGAGGTCGTCGATCGCCTGAGTGATAACAGTGGCCTGCTGATTGATTTGCAGCTTGTTCGCGTAGGCGTTAGCTGAACCCTGCGTGTCGATGCCGGTGGTCGAGTGATCGTCAACCGGATTGCCGTTCTTGCGGACCTTGAAGCTACCGGCGCTGTTGTGAATGACAATCTCAAACTCGAACTGATACCACGTATTGATCACGGTGAATGCGCCAGCATACGTGGCCAGCACCGCACCACCCCCTGTTCCAGCAGTGAGCAGGATGTCGCCGTTGCTCTTGAACACAACGGCGCACTGTCCTGTCGTGCCATCGAGCAACTGGAGATAAAGCCCGAGCGTAGTGCCACTGATCGCTGCCGTCTGTTGAAACGCCACAGACAGATGGTGGACGGCATCATTCTGGCCGCTGGTCTTGGTGCATAGATTAACGGCATTGAAGCTTGGCCAACTAAACGCACGGCTGCCGCTGAAACGGCCTGTGACCAGTGTGATGGTCGGGCTGGCGCTGCCCACATCCCAATACCCATTGAACGCATCGGCTGGTGTCGCGTAGCAATCGAACCCATCGCCAAACTGGAACGACATCGCTATGTCCTCGCCGCCAGGATGGTGATGCCCAGGTCCGACAGCGTCGCGTCCTGCGTCGGCGCCACCATCTGCAGCGTGTCGCCGACCGCCAGGCTGCCGCCAGCACCCGCCAGCGTCGCCGAGGTGTTGCTGGTGCTGGTGATGGTGATCGTCCCCAGCGCCGTGGTGGAGCCGCCGCTGATCTTGTTCAGCGTGAACACGGCATTGGATGTGGTCTTGGTGCTGTCATACACCATGGTGCCCGCCAGGCTCGCCGGCACCGTCATGGCCATCGCCACCGGAGCGTTGGCAAGCGCACCCGTCGCAGGCTTGCCGGCGAAGGCGAAGGTGACCGGCACCGACTGCACGGCGGCAGGCAACTGCGCATAGGTAGCCTGCCCGGTAAGGCCGGCGAAGGTGGTCGTTCCGGCGGGTCCGGTTGCGCCAGCCGGTCCAGCGGGGCCAGGCACCGTGCTGGCCGCTCCAGGCGCGCCCTGTGGCCCTGGGACGCCCTGTGGCCCCTGTGGGCCAGTTGGCCCAGGCACCGTGCTGTCGGCCCCTGGAGGGCCTGGAGGGCCGCTCGGTCCCGCACTCAGTTGGATAGCATCGTTCAGGTCAGCCGCGGTCAGAACCTGGCCGGGTGACCACGGGTAGCCGGTCGAGCCGCTCATCCCAGCACCGGCAGGCCAGAATCAAGCACGATCACCGACTGGTGCGGCCCGACACTGCCGCTGATGCCGCCCTGTCCGGACGACCCGGTCGCCAGGCCAGCGGGCATCGACAGGTTGCGCAAGTGCGCATTGTTCGCCTTGATCGTGCCCTTGCTGTTTATCAGCGACGCGACATGCCCGCGGTTCGGCTGCAGGCCGTAGTTGAGCTGTATGCGCACCGCCAGTTCATAGCGCAGCGCCATGATGTACTCCTGCGGCAGGTCCAGCGGATCGGTCAGCGCCGTGTAGACCGGCAGCGCGTAGCGGTAGAACACATGCAACTCGTATTGCCCTGCCGGCGGGATCGGCCAGGGGAACAGCGTGCCGGTGGGATAGTCCGAGGCATACCAGACCGCTGAGGGGAACGCCGTCAGCCCCTTTAGAGAAATCATATTGTAGTCCGACTGGCTGTCGATGATCGCCAGCGGGTAATCCACCGGGCTGGTGCCGGCGCTGATCGCCTGCACACTGCCCTGCCAGGTCTGCCGCGCGAACGCCGAGTCCAGCCGCGGCGGACGATCGGGCAGTGCGTAGCTCACCGCCCCGGTGCTCGGGATGATCACCTCGACGTTCCGCCACGCCATGAAGCGCTCGCGGTTCCAGGTGCCGGCGATCTCGCGCAACAGGTCGAGCGCGTCGTTGGCGTCCTCGGCGAGCGGGGTTTGCCCAACCCCGACCACGCCGGACGTGCGCAGCGCAGCACTTATGATGTCGCCAGCCGTCTCGATCGCCATGGCGGTGTTCCGTTCAGATGTCGGTCAGATGCCCCGATGATGCGCTCGGGGCCACACGCGCCGCATTACAGCGGCTCGGGATAGTTGCGCCGAATGCCCTCGTCGGCCTGCACCGAGTTGCGCACCATCGGCAGGCCTTTCTCCGCCAGCTCGCCCATCTTCGCCAACTGGTTATTAAACCGCACGATCTCCGCCTCGGTGTGAGTCCGAGCCGCATCGGCCAGCTCCGGCGAATCGAACCACTCGCGCCGCGGCCGCAGCCTGCTCTCCTCGCCAGGATCGGCGATCTCGATGCCGCCATGCACCGGGTGGAACAGCAACTTGGGGTAACCGTCCGGATGCGACTCGGCGTCCTCGGCCATGAAGTCACTGGCCTTGGCGCGCTCCGGCACCTTGGTCTGGGCGTATAGCTGCGCCGGGTTGGCAATCCTGGTGGCGTCATCCGGCGCCTCACCGCCCACCATTCGGCCGCCAGGATGCTGGCTCGCCTGCGCCTCGCGCTGCCGCCTCTGCTCTTCTTCCTGGTGCCGCTTGTTGCCGTTCTTGTCGTTCTCGCTCATTGATCGGTCCTCTCCTGCCGCGTGCGCGTTACCGGCTCGATCACCTCGGCGATGGAACCGGCCGCCTTGCGGATGCGCATGATCTCCTCGAGGTCGCCCTGCTCGGCGCCAGGCTTGGTCGCCGCTCCCTTCTGCCCAGGCTGCACGTTGGTGGTCTTCTCAGCCTCCGGCCGGTGCTGCTGCGTGGCGCTGTCCCGGCTGCGTTCGTCGTTAGCCATATCGGTGACTCCTTGGGTTGATCAGAGCATGTCCGGAACGCGGACAGCCCACTCGGGACGCACCCACTTGTAGCCGTAGAGCACGTCCAGGCGGGTGATCATCTGGTCGTTGATGCCGTCGTAGAAAGTGATCAGCCGGATGCTCACGCCGTTATAGCTCTCGCGATACGCCTCAACGACACCCCGCGTCGGCATCTCCATCGGCACGATCGCCAGCGATACCGCCAACGGATGGAAGATGAAGTTGTTGCGGTAGATTTCGTTGGTCGGCGTCAGACGCACGATAATCGCGCCAGCGCCAGGCGATGCGCTCACCGTCTGGTTCGGCGCAGGCGCAGGACCAGCAAGTGGCGGCACCAGCGGCGGGTAGATCGGCAGTGCCGTGGCACCTGCTATCACGTCAGCCGTCAGCACGAACTGCGCCAGTTGCCCGGTGCTGACCTTCGTCACCCGGTTGACCGCATAGACGCCAGCGAAGGTGATAATGTCGCCCTTGGCCAATCCGCCGGTCGGCACAGCGCTGACCGTGATGGTCGAGCCAGACTGGCCGGCACCGCCCACAGTCGGCATCGTGGCCGCCGAACTGGTCGTGTGCGACAGCACGGTGGGGTCTTGCGCCCAGTCCATGCCCAGCACGTCTTTCTTGATCATCGCCGTTTCGTACTGGTCGCCAATCTTGCTCTGCTGATTGAACAACCCGCTGAAACTGCCGACCGTGCGCGCCATGGTGATCGGGTCGAGAATGGCGCGGCGTTGACCGCGTGGCGTGCTGATCTTGTCGAGCAGCGCACCGGCTGTGGCCCATGTGTTCAGCGTCGGGCTGATGGTGTTGCTGCTGCCATCGACGTTGCGCACGATGTTGGGGATGGCTTCAGCGCCACGCATGATATCGACGGCGATGCCACCGACAAGCGTGTTCACCGCCGGCTGGATCACCCGCATGTCGTAGTCCTGCATCGACATCGTGCGCTCCACCATGGAGAACGCGATGTCCACACCGACCTGGGTAGCCACGGTGAAGGGGGAGGTGGACTCGACGGTGCTCTGTGCGACCGCGGTCGGCCCACTGCGCAGCACGTAGTCGTTAGGCAGCCTGATCTGGATGGTCGATCCCGGTTTCTGCCCTGCTACTGAGGGCGACCCGAACTCATCCTGCCACTGGCGGTCCACCATCTGGAGGAAGGCGTTGGAATTGCGGAATAGCTCGAGTGCGCGGCGCACCACGAGGGTTGGCGTGATTAGACTGTTGGGCATAGAAGTGGCTCATTCCTGATCCTTTCGGTTTCGGAAGCACCGTCACCACGAGGGTTCTTCGGCGCGCAGGAAGTGCCGCTTCCAGTCGGTTCCGGGGCTGAACCACCCCGAAGGCTGGTGAGCACAAGGCCCACCAGCGCAGAGGGATCACGCCCTCAGTCGGTTACGCACGATCAGTGATCCGCCGTAGCGGACGCATGCAGGAACCGCTGCAAGTCGGTCGGCACGTCACGGCAATCAGCGACGCCAGTTCTGCTTCGAGGACCATTGCATGTAGTTGTCCATGTTCCCCGACTCAGGGTCTGCCGCCCCTCTCGCACGTCCGACCGAGGGTGGCCGGATCGGCGCTGGTGCGTTGGACACACGCGGCGCCAGCGTGGGCGTCGGCTTGGCATCTGCGCCCAGCTTGGCAATGGCGAGCGCCATGCGGTGCGGCGGCAGCGCCAGGATGCGCTCCGCCTCCTCGGCGTTCTCTGCCAGCTCCATGATCGCCCGCGCACCGCCCTCGGTGTCGATCGCCACATCGCGCAGGATCGACCGCTGATCGTCCGAAGCAGCAAGCGCCGCGACGGTATTGCACGCATCGATGAACTGCTGCCGACCGAACTGCTCGCGGCCCTTCTCGTCCCATTCGTTGAAGCGGGCAGACTGCTGCTCCTGGGCCAGCTTCTGCGCGGCCCGCGTCTCGACCATCTGCTCGAACTGCTGCTGCGTCAGTTGCTGCGGCTGGCCGCCGCTCTGCTGCTGCTCGATGTCGCGCAGGCGTTGCTCCAGGGCGTCAGCACGGGCCTTCTCGGCGTAGCGCTGCTTGGTCAAATAGCCGATGCGCTGGGCCTCGCGGCGGCGCTCGGTCCGCTTGCGCTCCTCCTCCGTGTCAGCCTCGGTCGGCTCGGGCTTGGCCTCGGCAGTATCGCCGGCGGTATCACCGTTGGGCCGCTCCTGCGGCTGCTGCAGCGGCTGGGTGGCGTCCTCGCCCTCCTCCATGGCGAGCGACTCTGACGGGACGTAGGGCTGCTCTGCCGGGGGCTGTTGGGTGGTTTCACTCATCTGATTTCACTTCGTCTATTCTGGTAGCTGCCGGCGCCGATTGAGGGTCAGCCATGATGGCGACGGCAAAGACACGCGCTGCGGATTGCGGCACCGGTTTGTCGCGGGTGCCCGAGCGGAGCTTGAGCCAGCCGATCGCCCGACCGGTTTTCTCAGGGACAGCCACGGCGGTTCCCGCGACCACGTTGGTGAACATGACCTCATAGCCGTCGAGGCCCACCAGGTCGTTGTAGAACACGCCATCGGTGCTGATCTGGAAGGTGAGCTGCGCCCGGTCCCATCCTGCCGGCATGGTCACCCGCACGACCCGTCCGGCGGAACAATCCAACCCATCGGACAGCGACGCACGCGCGGCGATCGTCGGGCCGTTCAGAACTTGCAGTGGCATGGTGATCTCCGGTTATCGCTCACTGAACCATCTGTCCGTTGCCGGGGCCTGGAGCCGTCGCTGAGGCGGCTGCACCCTCTTCGGGCTGTAGCGGCGCCATACGCTGCTGCACGGCCCCCTGCACGTCAGCGTGCCGGTAAAGCGCCGTCTCCAGCTTGGTATCCAGCATGTCCTCGACCAATTGCCGCACCACGATCTGCAGCGACATCGGGTCGATCGTTCCAACGGCCTTCAGCCGGTCGGTTTCCGCCGAGTAGTCCTTGATCATAAGGTCGCCCGACTTGTCCTTCAGTTGCATCTGCAACTGCTGGTTCTGCGTCTTCAGGTCGGCGATCTCCTTGTCCGCCTGGCCCAGCAGGTCCGATGCCTGCTGCTGCACCTTCTGCGCCTCTGCAGTGATCATCTGCACCTGCGGATCAGGCCCACCCGACTTGTATTGCGGCGGTAGCCCCTGCTTCAGCCGGTTCGCCATCTCGTCGGCACCAGGAAAATCTGCATTCTTCGCCCAGAAATCGCCGATGACCTGGAACGCCGCACCGTTCTGCGCGATCACCTGCGAGAAAGCGTTGAACGCCTCCTGCCGCTTGGTGGCGAATGACGGCCCCACATCAGCCACGACGCTGTATCTGCCGATCTTCGGGTTGAACACCGTCCGCATCGCCTCCTGGCGCGCCGTGTCCGGGTCTTGCTCGCGGTTCATCGGCGGCTGTGCCGGCGGCTGGTTCGGATCGAGCGTCGTCTGGTGCGCCTGCGGTGCGTCGGGGTCGATATGCACCTGGGTCTGCGTGCCGTCCTCGCCGAATATCATCAGCGCGCGTTTGCTGTCGTAAACCTTCGGGATGAGGTCGAGGATGATCCTTCCGGTGTAGCGGATCGCCGACGCCAGCCGATCGATCACATGGTATGTCGCGTTGTCGCCCTGCCGCTGACGGGCATTGATCGCCACGCCGCTTGTCTCGTTGCCAGGCTCGCCCATCACCGCCTGATACTGGCCGGTCGCCATCATCATCTCGGCCTGGCTGATCTTCAGCCCTTCCATATAGGCGGCCGCCATGACGGGAGGCGTAGCGCGTTCCGGACGCGGTATCTCGTTGCCCTCGGTGTCACGGCCTTTGTAGAGCAGCACAGACTTATTCTCGACGTTGGCGTTCTCCCAGTCCTGCAGATACGGCTCGATGCTCTCGGCCACGCCAACGAACGGCGACTTGGTCTGTAGCGCGACGAACTCGGCGGCCTGGCTGGTGTACCAGTTGTACAGCCGCTGCGGATCACGCAAATGCCGCACATGGCTCACCCAGTCTAACTGGCCGTTGATGATGATCTCCTCGCACGGCACCCGCACGATCGGCACATACATGCCAGGCCAGTCCTTGCGCTCGATGATCTTGTTGTCGGCGATCAGGAACCATTCAACGTCAGGCTCAGCGACATCCCTCTCAGACACCGGGAAAATGCCGAGCTGCGCCAGTTGGTCGAGCAGACCGTCCGGCATGCTGCTCACCCGCACGATCGGCCCCTTGTCCGGGTCCATGCCCTGCGCCAGCCGCATTGCGACATCCGGCGGGAACATCTCCAAGGCCCGCACCGGCAACTGCACGAGCTTGTCGTGCTTCTCGCCGACCCGGTAATACTCGACCATCTGGACGTGCTTGTCGTCGGTGTAGCCGCCTGCCTTGCCGCTGCGGGGTGAATTGAGCGTCAGCGCAGCGTTGTTCAGGTTGGCGTCGTCCGGATCGTCGCTGGTGCCGTATTCCGCCTCAAACTCGTCGCGTGTCGTCTCGTAGAACAGGAACCCCCACTTCGCATCACTGCCGTCCGACTGTTGGATGTCAGGATCGAGGTAGACCGAGGTCGGATCGGCAATGCGCTTGATGTAGATTTCCTGGTCGAACGTATTGTCATGCGCGTAGTCCACCAGCACGCGCCAGTAGCCGATGCCGCCCATCACCTGGCAGTAAGTCGCGTTGGCATACGCCTGCTGCGCGTTGCTGATATATTCGATGTGCCTGATGATGCCTTCGTAGATTTGGCTCGCCTCATACGTGGCATCATCGCCGACCGGGTTGATCCTGATCTGCACGGGGTTCTGCCGTGCGTCATTGATGATTTGCAGGCAATGCACGCGGGTTTTGTTGACGGTGAGCGCGGGACGGCCGGATGATTTGCGCCCGCCGCTGACGGTGTCGTCCCACTGCGCCATATTGTCGTCGTCGCCATTGGCGAACTTCATGTCAGCGACATAGTGCCGGTTTGCGGTGGACTGATACGCCTGCGCGTAGTCAAACCGCTCCTGCGCCTCGTTGACGATATCCTCGTCCGTCTCGGCTTTCTTACTGCGTGCCATCCAACCCTACCCGAAAAAACCTGGCGGCCCTGTCAGCCAGTCGTTCCAGTGCGTAACAGCCTCGGCCTCCGACCAGCCCATGCGCGCGATCACGGCACGCCACTGCTTCATCATGGCGTCATACCGCAGCGATTCTGATGCCCTGGAGAGGTCTTGTGCGATCCGCCAGCTTGCCTCGAGCGCCTCGCGTTGCGTCCGCGCCATGCGCTCCTGTTGCGACTCCGCATCGCGCTTAAGCTGCTCCTGCTGCTCGTATCTCTGCTGTTGCGCGGCCAGTCGCTGCTCACGGCGCTGCCGTAACACCGCGGCCACACGCTCCTGCTCCAGCCGCGCCCTCTCTGCCTCACCACGCCGCCAGCGCACCGGATTGTGGAGGTAAGCCGCAGAGACATCGGCAGTCAGCTCGCCCCGCCACGTCTCCCACATGCTGTCCGCACCGACAGTGCCGCAGCGTCGCACCTCGTCGCAGATATCGAGCGTGGCCAGCTCCAGCTCGACCTCAGCGTCGATCGCCGCCTCTTCGACCCTGGTCGCGAGCGGAAAGCGCCGGATCACATCACAGCCGCATCCAGTCTGCCCGACTGTCGCCCGATGCAGCGTATTCCCATGGCTCCTTGGCCACCCGCTCGATCGGCTTCGGCTCGTCCTCGCGAGCGCCCAGGCACAGATAGCGGGCCGCATCCGCGCCATGGCTCGCGTGGTCATGCACGGGGGAGGAGCGCCAGGTCTGCGCCGCCTCGGCCCACTCCCGCCGATAATGCCGCAGCGCATTGATGCCCTTGGCGCAGCGCTCGGCATCGAACCACGCCCGCGGCAGCACCAGCCGCACCGCATTGATCCCGTCAGCCACGCTGTGCTGGCGCACAATGCGCGTGGGGTTCACACCGAGCGAATGCAGCGTCTCTGTCCTGGCCTTGCCCGACCCAAGCTCCCGCACCTTGGCGTCATGCGGCAACAAATGCTTCTCATACACATACGGCCGCTGCTGGAGCAGGCGCACATAGTGGTCGAGGCCTACGCCGCTGTCCTCGATGTAGTCGATCAAACGCCACTCGCCGCCGCGCGTGATCTGGCAGCACCAGATCGCCGTGCTATCGTCCACGCCCAAATCCCAGGCGGTCCATACCTTCAGCGCCGGGTCGTGCGGCACGCTGGTGATCCGCCCAGCCCGCTCCGCCTCGTCCATCAGCTTGCCGTAGTAGCTGCCCGAGTTAGGCGCATTGAAGCTGCACTCCAGCTCCTGGGCGAACTCCTCCTCCGACATCTCGGTGCGCAGCCGCCCGATCGCCTCGGCCGACAGCGCCCCGGTCTTGGTGTAGTCCAGCAGGTAGGCGCTGTGGCCCTCGGTGATCCTGGCCCGGTCATACGCCGCCTGCAGCACCCCACGCCCCTTGGGCGTCCCAGACCGCACCAGCGTGCCGTCCCGATCCGCCAGCATCGGCTCGATCACCAGCGGCACCAGCGAGGGCGGCGTGTCGTCCGCCTCATCGATGATGCACTCATCGGCATAGCCACCACGCCACGAATCTGGGTTGTCCGCGCCACCCGCCTGGTAAATCCCCCCGTTCGGCAGCCGCACCAGCATCTCGGAGCGGCGCACCGTGGCCCCCGGTATCGCATCAGCAGCACGCGTAAGCTGGTCCCACAGCCCCGTCCGCGACCACATCACGCCGTAGGGCAGGATATGCACCACGCGGGGCAACGGCTTCTTGTCGGTCAGTGCCCGCTTCAGGCCGCGCCACATCAGCCCGGTGCTTTTGCCGGCGCGACGATGCACCACAGCGACAATGCGCGGCGCCCGATCGTCGATCAGTGGGCGCTGCCACGGCCGCGGGGCAAACGGCAGGGTTATGCTCTGGCGTTCAGGCATCAGCCTGTCACTGCTTTACGTCGTAATTCTTCTTCATCTGGGGCAACGCCTCCGGATCACGAAAGCACGGCGGCACACCCATCTCGTGCTCGCCGTTCCAGTCCTCGTCAGCCGGCATGTCGCCCTGATACGCCATCGCCTTCCACGTCTCGCGGTTCAGCGGCAGGCCGCGATCGAGCATGGTCTGCAGCGTCGGGTCTTCCTCGGCATACTGCTCGGCAATATGCCGCGGCACATCATCGCTCATTTCGGCGTCTCCTGCTTGCGCCAGATCAGCTCTTCCTTGACGAACTTCTTGCCGATCTGCTCGCCCACTGCATCCTTCCCGCGGTTGGGCACGAACCCCAGCCGCTCATACAGCCGGCGCTGGTCCTCCCGCGCCACCCTGCCCCTCGCCGCGTCGCTGGTCAGCACCACCGGATTGCCGCGCGCCGCCGCCTCGTCCTGAATCTGGCGGATCACCTCAGAACCAAACCCCTTGCGCTGCGCCGAAGGGAAAATCTCAATATTGGCGATGCGGGTTTGCGTCTCGCCGTGCTCAACCTTCACCTTGCCGATCGGGTTGCCACCCGCCGTGATCGTGCCGTCGTCCGCGATCGTCACCTCAGTGCCCTTCTTAGCCGGCGAAACATACCACGTTGGCGGGTCGATGCCACCGGAATGCTCCAATATTTGTGCTCGAGCCTGCTGCGCGGTGATCCTGCCCTCGCGGAAGTCCTGCCAAATCTCTGCGTTTCTGGCGACGAAGGCAGGATCACGCTTCTGCTCGGGCGAAAAGAGGCCTCTGACGGCCTCCCAGGCGATCGATTGCATCTGGCGGGGCAACAGGCCCAGCTTCTCCGCCGCCCTGCGGTAGGCCTCGTGGTGGATCGCATAGCCACCCTTGGAGCCGGTGACAATCGAGGAGCTGCCGCCGGCCCCCAGGCCGAAATCGACCACAGGATGGCTCCCGCCCATCGGCCGCAGATGCGTCGCGTTGATCGCGTGGGTGTCGATCGTCGTGTCGCCCCACTCCGACATCGGCGAAATGATGTTATTGAAGAACGAGCGCACCTTGTGATTGCCGCCCAGGCTCTTGCTGAGGGTCCGCAGGTCGTCAGTGTGCAGCGCCTGCAGCGCCTTCTTGATCTCGCCGAACGCTCCCCAGGCTACCTTGCTCGGGGCGCCGTCAGCATTGGTTGCCGCATCACCAAACCCGCCCTCCGGGGTGACGATCGGGTAGTCTTTTGAATTGTGCGCCTCATCGTACGCCCTGGCGAACACCGCCTGCGCGTCGGGGTCGTTGATCTCACGCAGCGGCCGCCCGCGGCGCAGGCTCGACAGCGTCATCTCCAGGCTGTCGGCCGATTTCTGCTTGCCGAAGTAGCTGGCTACCACCTTGGGTGGCTTGGTGCCGTTCTGCACCGCCTCCTGCAGCGCAGC